TCAGATTTTAATTTTTGATTATCTTTATGTAGATAATCTGCAACTCTTTCATACATACATGATGGTAATTCCATTGGAATTTTATTTGAATCACGCTTTGAGTATTTTTGTAAAAATGTTGTTGCAGCAAAAAAATCATATGTCTTATCAACTTCTTGTAAATCCTTACCAATTAATTTTGATTGACGACTTAATAATATCCTACCACCTATTAAAGAATAATCTGGGTGTTGTATTATTTTATCAGCAGCTTTAAAAGCTATAATTTCATCAATTTCTGTTGTTGTTATATTATCACTTATTAAAGGAATTACCTCTTGAAATAACAAGTCACAATCAACACTAAGACCAGTCGCTTGTGTTTTTATTCTTGTTAATATTTTATTAGGCATAAACGCCTGTGTTGTTTTATCTCTTTTTAAAATTCTCATATCTATAATTAAAAATCTTCGTCAAACATACCTTCGGTTGTTGTTGGTATATCTACACGAGTATATTCACCCACTCTTTTTTCAAAAAAATTATTTTTAGCCATTAACCCAATTCTAGACATATAATCTAAAGGATTATTAACATTAAATTCAGTTTCACAACCAAAATCATTTAAAACAACATCACAAACGAATTGAACATACTTAATCATATCTGCTTTTGTTAATCCTTGTAAACCTTCTGGCATACTTTCATCAATAAATGTTTTTTCAACATCATAACAACTTAATACGATTTTTCTAATTTCTTCTTTTGATAAAAGATATTCATCTTTTAAATAATTTTTATATAAATATAAAGCAAAATTATAATGTGATGTTTCATCTCTTAAAATCAATTCATTCATGTCACACAATCCAGGCATTTTATTTCTACTCCTAAACCAAAAAACACCAGCAAACACTGAACTAAAAGAAATTCCCTCAACACAAGCAAAAGCTAATAATCTTTGTGGGAATGATGGGTGTTGAATCCACTCTTCAGCCCATTTAACCTTTTTTGAAACAGAATCATTTGATGCCATTGAATCGAATAATAACTCCTTTTCATTAATATCTTTAATAAAGGTGTCTATTAATAATGAATACCCATTTGCATGTACTTGTTCGATTAATATTTGTTGACCATAATAATATTGTGCTTCTAATATATCAACCTCATTAATAAAATTAACCGCTAAATTATCAATAACTAAACCATCAGAAATTGTAAAAAAGGCTAGTATATTTTTTAAATATATTTTTTCGTTTTCACTTAATTCATCAAAATTATCTTTATCTAATGGTGGTTCTTCAGCGGCCCAAATTTGTTTTTCAGCTTCTTTATATTTTTCCCATAAATCTTGATGATGAATAGGAAAAATAGAATATCTTTTTTTTATTGTGTTATCTTTTAAATACATATTTTTTTTTTATTAAACTTTTTCTAATTTACCTTCGGTATTATTCAACACATTTTTTCTAGCTTGAAACGCTGTTAAAACATTAGCAGCACGTTGTGTTTCATTAACCTTTTTATCTTTTTCGTGTTGTGAAAGAGTTTTACCACCACTTTGACCCATATCTATTTGCATATTAGCATTGTTGAAAACGATATTATCAAATACAACACCATCAATACCAAAACGTGATTTTAAAATCGCCATTGTTGCCGTACCTTCTAATTTTTGGTCAAGTGTTTTTGCAATAGAAACAATAAAGTGACCTATTTGCCCCTTTTTAATTGAACCACCCATTTGATGTGATTCAACAACATTTGAACCAATTGAACTCCTATTGCCTTGAACAGCTGTCCATCCAGCAATATCTAATTCAGCTAACATAGACTCGAACTGTCTCATCACAGCACCTTCACCAACATTTGTATCATCATAATGTTTTGAAGGAACTATACAATCAATGTAATCTAATAAAACGATATCTGGTCTAAAACCTTCAGCTATTCTTTTCTTAATGTATTGACGTATCATAGGCATAGTTGTCCCATCACTAGAGAATTTTTTAAGTTTTAATTGACCAACTCTACCTGTAATACCGACCTTAGTTTTTTTCTCTTCACACATCAGAAGCAATTCGTCTTTGTGAATAGATAATGAGTTTAATTCATAACCAGACCAACAAGATAAATGTTTTCTTTGAATAACCTTTGGGTTATCTTCAAAAAATATCTGTAATACATTATAACCATCATTTACAGCAGTGTTTGCTATCTTTGTAATCATTGTTGTTTTACCAACACCGAACGGTGCCAAAATCAATGCTAATTCACCCTTAGATAAACCACCATCCATAATTTCGTCTAGTCCTTCAATACCAGTTCTAATAGGTTTTCTGAAATCGGCTTGTAACGCTTCACCGATATCATCCATAACACCAATACCATCATCATTAACATCACCATGTTCGATAGCCTTTCTTAATATAGCAACCAATTCTTCATAATTCTCATCTTCACCTTTATCAATAATATTTTGAATTTTTTTAACTGATTTTTTAAGCTCTTGTTGTTTACAAAAACGCATTGCAATTTCTTGCACCTTTTGATAATCATATTGGTCAACTTCTTTAATCTTAGCTAAGGTTCTAACAATAAATTTTTGTTGTGCCACATCAGTAACTTCTTCTAAGATTCTAAATTCAATACTACCCATATCTGGTACAAAATCTTCTTTAGCTTTAACATCTTTTAAATGAGCAACTATTACCCTTACGAACGGCTCTTCAAAGTAATTAGGGTCAATTATATCTATTATTGAAGAAGCAAATTTTCTGTCGATAAGTAGTTGTGAAACTAAACGATATTGATACTCAATACCTAAATGAGAAAGATTTTCTTTAATTACTTTTTCCATAATTATAAATATCTTATGCTACTTGTTTATTTGAAGAATCTTGCAATAAATAATATTTAATTTCCGAAATAATATTCGGAATTATTTCTTTGATATCCACAGCATATCTAACTCTTGGTGGGTAATAGTTTGCACTAAAAGCAGTTTTCATAATGGTTCTTTTCTTAACCTTAATTTCGAACTGAAATTCGTCATTTTTTTCTGTTTGAACCTTTATGTCTTCTTGGTTTTGAATAACATATGGGTTATAGTTTTCCCAAAGGTATTCATAGGTTTTATTCTTAAGAAGTGATGGTATTATACCTGGTAAACCATATTCACCATTACTGATACCACATACCGCATCAGCAAGTTCTTTTAGGTTAGAAAAATGGGTTGTGTTTTCATTCAAACCTTTAATGTTAAAAAATCTTTGACAGATAATTTTGTTATTAATACTAAGGACGAATTCATATGGAAGTTCGTCAAATTTTTTTGTTTCTAAATTACTCATAAAATTATTTTACGTTCTCGTGTTATTAGTTTTTTAAAGGGTAAAAGGTATTCAGCATATCTAGCTTCACCTAATAATTTATCTAAACCATCTCTCTCCATCATAGTAAAGACATGTTTTAATTCCCTATTTGTGTCTTCGAGGGTACCATTAATTAATCGGTCCAACTCTTCGATACTTTGTTTAGTCATAATTGGTATTTTTAGATTCATCAATTTATCATTGATTTCATATAACATACCATTATGAACACCATTAGTAACTCCATCTATAATGTTTTGATAAACTTTAAGTGGTTTTTTCTTTTCTTCCTTTCTTTTTAATTGCTTTTCTTTAGTAATTTCTATAATATCGTTTAAGGTTAATACTTGTTGTCCTAATTCTGGAAATTCATTTTTAAGTGTTGGTTCACCAAGACCTTTTACCCCTTTTACACTATCACCATTATCACCAATTAATATCTTTACTAATAAAGAATTCTCTTGTCTGTACCAAAAATACTTATTAAAATTATCTTTTCCAACATATTCTCTTAAATCCAAGAAATAAATTCTTATATCGTCAGAAATTAATTGACAAAAATCTCTATCTGATGAAGCAATTGTTATTGATTCATTATCATCTTTGTTTAGGCAATAGTAAGCTATGAAGTCATCTGTTTCAACCACTTCATCTTTTAATTGACGGATATACATTTCATTAATGTATTCCCATAATATTCTTCTTTGAATTAATTCTGATTCATCTACTGGATATGTACCATTGATGTAATCTTTTCCTCTATCAGACTTATACGCTGAGTAAAATTCATAACGTAATTTACCACTTAAATTACCATCCCAAAAAATAAACACCTTGTGGTATAAATCATCAATTAATATTTTTCTTAATGTGGTTAAGAACGCATATATACCTCCAACATGAACACCTTTATGATTATATTGATTTTTGGCCCCAAAAAAACCAAATTTAAAAAGGGCATTACCATCAATTAAAAGTGTGTGTGTCTTTTCTTCTATTTTTTCACCATTACGTGGTGGTCTTCTATTCAATTCATTTATTTTAAACAGTTAATAACTTAATCTTTAATATCTTCACCTTCAAATTCACCTTCTTCTGAACCATATTCTATATCAGAATCATATGATACGTTTAAAGAATCATGAATAAATTTACGATGTTCTTTTTTCCAAACATCTAATTCTTTAGGGTTAGCATAGCCGAAAGGTGTTGA